CCTGCCTCCAGCGCTCGCCACTTTTTTGGACTATCCTCTGGCAATTAGCACATATAGTTTTTAAGTTACTTGGCCGACAGTTCTTTAATTCTCCGTCAATATGAAACACATTGAACTGTTCAGGATGATTAGATTTGTAGCCACATTTTTCGCAACTCTTCTTTTTTTCGTACCCGGATTGTTTCCACTTAGGAATACCATTTCCTAATCCGTTACGTAAACAACCCTCACAGAGCTTACGATAGTAAGTTCTATTTCCTTTTTTATAGTTTATAGCGGCAGGACGTTGTCCACAAGTGCATAAAGGTCTCATAATGTATTTAGCTCACCTTTTTACCCCCTTTTTCATAGGCATTATAGCAACCTTTTCTAAACTAAATGGTAAATACATGTAACAGAATACCCAATCCAGATAGGAGAAATATAATGGCATTAGTATCACCAGGTGTACAGGTTAGCGTAGTAGATGAAAGTTTTTACACACCCGCTGAACCAGGTACAGTACCAGTAATTTTTTGTGCAACAGCGCAAGATAAAACAAATGCTTCGGGCTCAGGCACAGCAGCAGGGACACTAGCACAGAACGCTGGTAAGCCTTACTTAATGACTTCACAACGTGACCTAGCAGAAACATTTGGCGATCCAATTTTTCAAATTGACGCAAACAACAATCCAATACATGGCAGTGAGCTTAACGAATTTGGCCTACAAGCTGCATACTCGTTCTTAGGCGTAAGCAACAGAGCGTGGATAGTAAGAGCACCAATTGACTTAGGATCATTAGAACCAAGATCAAGTGTTCCAACAGCAGATCCAGTAGATAGCACATATTGGCTAGATACATCAAGTTCGTTGTTTGGTATCCAAGAGTGGAACAATGCTCCAATTGCAATCAATAGCGGACAAACGTTTGTTAACAAAATTCCAAAAGTAATTACACTCGCAGCACAAACTGAAGATGCTGCAGACGATAATGGAAGAGTAGTAAAACGTCCATTGGCATCAATTGGTGAAATTGGTGACTATGCTGTAGTTGCTGTTACTACACTTAACACATTTTGGTATAGAAATACCTCAGGTAATTGGGTACAATTAGGTAGTGACGACTGGCGCAAATCATGGCCAACAGTAAGCGGCACAAAATCTGCTGCGCCAAGTGCAGGTGCATTTACTATTAACGGTTCGCCAGTTAGCTTTACAGCAGCTTCGAACATGACAGACGTTGCTACGCAAGTTACATCTGCCGCTCCGTTAGGATACACAGCAGGTGTAGTTAACGGTAAACTAGCTATCTTTAGTGATGGTACAGTAAGTGGAGCAGACTCAACGTTAGCAGGCGTAGTTATTATTAGTGAATCAGGTGGAACAACTACTATTGATGCACTAGGACTTGCAGCTGCTACATATTATCCACCAGCACTACAAATTAGTAAGCACACTAATGTTCCAGAATTTAAATCAACTGATACATACAACAGACCTACAGGTAGTATTTGGATTAAAACAACTACACCAAACGCAGGCGCACGTTGGAGAGTAAAACAGTGGAACACAAATACAAGACTATGGGTTGATACAGCTACTCCAATTTATGATACAGCACAAGAAGCACTAGTTCAACTTGATAGAACTGGCGGTGGCGAAAACTTATCAATCGGTGATTTGTTTGCTGATAGCAATGTTGCACAAGATGTATTACCGTTAGGCACATTTAAAATTATGCGCAGGGCGGCTGTGGGATCAACAACAATTAAAACAAGCAAAACATTAAATGGAGATTTTGTTAACGGCGCTAACCACAACTTTCAAATTGAAGCAACAGCACCAGGTGATGCAGCTTTTAGCGCACCAACAACTATTGCGTTTCAAGGTTCTGAAAGCGGAGCAGATGATGCAATAAGCATTGCTAGTGCAATTACAAACGCAGGTATTTCATATGTAAGCGCAGAAGTAGACAGCGAAAACAGAGTAATTATTAAACACTCAAAAGGCGGAGACATGCGTTTGACAGACGGTCAAGGCGCATTTTCATGTTTTACAGCACTTGGCTTAACAGCATATGTTAGCACAGATTCAACTACTACACGCTTCTTAATGGACGAGCCAGGTGTTGACAACACATCAGGCACACTACAGTTTAGAGCAAGTAACTGGATGCCACTAACATATACGCCTAGTAATAGTGCAATTACCCAAACAGCTGCAGACGGAACACTTTGGTATAACTCAATTGTTGACGAAGTTGACATTATGATCAACAACGGAAGCACATGGGTTGGATATCACAACTTTAGTTCAGATTACGCTGATTGTGATCCAGAAGGGCCAATTGTACGTGCAACACAGCCTACTAAACAAACAAACAATGATGAACTAGTAGAAGGCGATATTTGGCTTGATACTAGCGACTTAGAAAACTATCCAGTAATTTATCGTTATAGAAAAATTACTGACAAGTGGGAACTAATTGATAACGGAGACCAAACAACAGAAAACGGCATATTATTTGGCGATGCACGTTGGGGAACATCCGGTACTAATGGTAATACAAAAGCATCAACTGTTGACCTACTAACATCAAACTACATCGACTTTGATTGTCCAGATCCAGACTTATATCCAAAAGGTATGATGTTGTTTAACACACGCAGAAGTGGATTTAATGTTAAGAAATATATAGCAGACTATGTAGATAGTGGTGCACAAAACATTAGAATGAATAACGAAGAGCACGGCACATACGGGTCAGCAACTAACGGCACATACGATCGTTGGGTAACTGAGTCAGCTAACCAAGTAGATGGCGCAGGTAGCTTTGGACGTAAAGCACAGCGTAAAGTTATTTTACAAGCAATGCAAGCAGTTATTAATGACAACGATGAGATTAGAGATGATGAATCACGTATCTTTAACTTAATTAGTTCTCCTAGTTATCCTGAGCTTATTGGCGAAATGGTTACATTGAACTATGATAGAGGACTAACAGGATTTGTAGTTGGTGATAGCCCTGCAAGATTGTTACCAAATGCAACTTCTTTAAATGAATGGACAACAAACGCCCGTTTAGCTGTTGAAGATAATGATGACGGACTTGTTACACGAGACGAATACCTAGGACTATTTTATCCATGGGGCTTTACTAGTGATAACGTAGGAAACAACATTGTTGTTCCACCAAGTCATATGATGCTAAGAACTATTGCATTAAGTGACCAAGTTAGCTATCCATGGTTTGCACCAGCAGGTACAAGACGTGGCGGAATTACAAATGCAAGTTCAACAGGTTACATTAGTAGTGAAGGCGAATTTGTAAGTGTAGCACTTAACGAAGGACAAAGAGATACATTGTATGCACAGGGCGTTAATCCAATTACGTTTATTACAGGTGCAGGACTTGTTAACTTTGGACAAAAGACTCGTGCAAGAAATGCAAGTTCATTAGACAGAATCAACGTAGCACGTTTGGTTATTTACTTACGTAGCCAATTAAATCAACTTGCTAAGCCTTACATTTTTGAACCAAATGATAAGATTACACGTGATGAGATTAAAGGTCAAGTTGAGAGTTTACTATTAGAACTTGTAGGACAAAGAGCATTGTATGACTTCTTAGTTGTATGTGACGAAACAAATAATACTCCAGCAAGAGTTGATAGAAACGAACTATATGTAGATGTTGCTATTGAACCTGTTAAGAGTATTGAGTTTATTTACATTCCGCTACGTTTGAAAAACACTGGCGAAATAGCAGGTCTTTAATATGATAAATACATATAACAAATTAGGAGCAAAGTAAATGGCAATTTCAACACTATCAAAAATTACAGTACCCTTAGCTGGCGGGGACTCTGCCAGCAACCAGGGTTTGTTGATGCCAAAGCTACAGTACCGCTTTAGAGTGTCGCTGGAAAACTTTGGTGTGTCAACACCGACAACAGAACTTACTAAACAGGTAGTAGATATTACCCGTCCAACAGTTGCATTTGAGCCAATGGAAATACATGCATACAACTCAAAAGCATACTTAGCAGGTAAGCATACATGGTCGCCAATAACACTCAACTTACGTGAAGACGTAAACAATGCTGTACAAAAACTTGTAGGCGAACAGTTACAGAAACAGTTCGACTTCTATGAGCAATCAAGTGCAGCAAGTGGTCAAGATTACAAATTTACAACACGTATTGAGATCTTAGACGGTGGTAACGGAGTACATACTCCAAACGTATTAGAAACATTTGAACTTTACGGTTGTTTTGTTACTAATGCTAACTACAACACATTGGCTTATCAAAACAATGAACCAGTAACTGTTACATTAGAAATCCAGTATGACAACGCAATACAAACACCTACAGACACAGGTATTGGTACAGCAGTTGGACGTACACTAGGATCACTTATAACAGGCGGCGGTTCTTAACACACGCACTGTATAAAAACACTAAAAAGGTCGCTTAGGCGGCCTTTTTTATTATCTACGCACTTATTCTTTATAGATAAATATTAGTATGGCAGCTACTTCGAACGGATTTTTAGACAACTTAGTTAATGGGATTTTAGGCCCTAAAGGAACTATGGCCGACTGGCAACACGCTAGTAGGTTATACGTCGACGGCAATTTAAAACTTGCTCCTAAAAGTAAATTTTTATATCATACATATTTTCAATTAGATCCTATAGTACGTAGTATACTACCAGAACTAAAAGACAAGCATAATTTAGAAATTGGCATGCTTGTTAAAAGTGCAGACTTACCTAGGTATACATCTAACGTCGAAACACGCAACAAGTACAATAGAAAAAAGAATGTACAAACTGGTATACAATACGAGCCTATTACAATTACATTTCATGATGACAATTATGGAGTAACTACAGCACTGTTAGAAGCATACTATAGATATTACTTTGCTGACGCTGGATACGGACGCTTACCAGGTGCGTATAATAAAGCAGGCGCTGGTGATAACACATATATGGGCAGTGGCAGGAACCAATGGAAATTTGGTTTAGATAATAATGTAACTGTACCGTTTTTCCAAAATATACAAATTAGCCAATTAGCCAAAAAGACGTATACTACCTATACAATAGTAAACCCAATTATTACAAACTGGCAACATGATAGTGTAGATAATAGTGATAGTTCTGGCATGATGCAAAATACAATAACTATTGCATACGAAGCTGTACACTATTCAAGAGGACCAAGTGATAGTAGTAATCCTGATAACCCGGCTCCAACAGGATTTGGTGCAACAGAGCATTATGATAAACAGCCTTCACCTATATCATTGTTAGGCGGCGGCCCATTGAGTTTTGATGGAGCATTTGGCGCAGGTGCAGACTTGTATGATTATATATCTAAGGGACAAGGTTTTACTAGTCCCTTACAAGCAGGATTAGCAGCATTTCAATTACTAAGAGGTCTTGAAAATCTAACATTGGATCAATTAAAAGACGAAACATTTGTTGGGCTAAAAAATGTACTCGGAGACATAGGAAATACTAGCGTTAGCGGAGTAGCTAATACTGTAATACCAAAAAATGATGGACCTGGCGGCCAAAATGATGTAACATCGGCTACTAGTATAAACACACAAACTGATAACTCAACTGTTGTACAAGGTTCAACTACTAAACAACTACTTAAAGATAATCCTATTGCACTCGAAGATGCAGCAAAGAGTGTATACAAAAATGATTACCTAACTGATGGCGGAACTGGCGGAGTTAACGGAATAAACGCTGCGTGGACAGCTTTACCTGAAGGAACTAAAGAACTTTACAGAGAGAAAGCGTTGGATATAACATTATGAACAGTGGATTACCAGTAAAAAATATTACTAAAAAATCAGATGAAGATGTGCGTTTATTCTTTGACAAGTATCTTACAAAATCAATAAATTTTAATGACAATGAATTAAACTCAGTAGTTGGTTTTTTTGAAAACAAAGGTTTTGATAAATCAAGTGCAATATCAGTAAGTATTGTATTACTACAACAAGCTAAATTAGACAACATAAAAATTTTTAAATTAATTGATACCTTAAACGGATATCAAAATATTCAGTTAAGTGCTGTAGTAGCCGAAGTTCTTAATTACAACCGAAAGCGCACTAGTGCTGTAGGATTTAAAAGAGAAAACACTGATAATAGATTAGAAAAAAGAAACATAATTGAAGGTTCGCCTGCACCAGTAATAATAAATAGTGAAGTACAGAATAACTTTAGTGCAACAGGATTTACATTTGATTCTAGAACTAACACTTGGGACGGAGCATAACACATGGCAAAACAATTAATTAATAGAGGATCTAATGCAAACGACGGCACCGGCGATAGTTTGCGAGATGGTGCTGATAAACTTAACGATAACTTTTCTGATATCTATAGCGTATTAGGCGATGGTAATAATCTACTCACTACAGATATTGACTTTGGCACTAATAAATTACTACACGCTAACGTAGTAGCAACAACGACAGAATTAAACGCAATTGATGCAAACAGGTATCACGGGTTAGTTATGCATGTACATGCGACAGGTGGACTGTATTATGCACACGCAGGCGCTTGGAGAAAACTATTATCGGATAACAGTAGTGCTATAGCTAGTTATACAGACTCATTAGATACTGTTGCATACTCAGGTAACTATAATGATCTAAGTAGTCGACCTAGTATACCTAGCATATTAACAGATATTAATATTGTAGACGGTAGTGCAGGCCAAGTATTAAGTACAGACGGCACTGGTAACTTTATATTTAGAGATGTTGTAGCAACTAGCATTCCGTTTGCTGACGTTACTGGCAAACCAACAACAAATGCAGGTTACGGAATTACAGATTCCTTTACAGGGCGTTATGAAGACTTAACAAACAAGCCAGCATTATTTGATGGAACATATGCTAGTTTAACAGGGTCGCCTAGTATACCTACAGACCTTGATGATATATCTGACGATAACGGATTATTATTTGACGGCAATTATTCTAGCTTAAACGGACGCCCAACTATACCTGCAGATTTAAGTAATATAACAGATACTACTAACTTACTTTTTAGTAGAAGTTACAATGACTTAACTAACAAACCTACAGCATTTTCTTTACTAACTACATTGTCAATGGGACTTGGTATTGAAATCGATGAGTTTAGTAATGACACAGGGTTAACTGATAATAGTGAAACAGCACTAGTTACTGAACGAGCTGTTAAGACTTTTGTTAACGACAATGTTCCTTCTGCATTAACAGACATAGGAATTACAGACGGCACAGTTGGACAAGTACTAACTACTAACGGTGCTGGACTTTTCACATTCCAAGAAGCCGGCGACACTATTGGAAACTTTACACTTTCTTCAAGTTTAATTGATACAGATGATTCTAGTGCAATTAGTTTTGTTCCGTCAGTGATTGTAAGAAGTGACCTAACAGTTGAAAATAGTTTAACAGTAACAAATGATTTAACTGTTGGTGGAGATATATTAGCTACTGGTACAGGAAGTCCAGAAGTATTTTCAGCAACAGATATAAAACTAACAGCAAGTACAAGAGTAGAAGTATCAAATAGTCCGTTTAAACTAGCAAGTTTTACAACTACAGAGCGTGATGCTTTAAGTGCTGAAAATGGCGATATGATCTATAACACTACACTAAACAAATTCCAAGGATATGAAAACGGTGCTTGGGCTAACTTAATCTAAGGACTAAAAATATGAGTGAACGTTATTATACTTTAAGTACAAATGATGTAAGTGAATTTAACGAACTGCATAACGAATTATTAGATGGCTCTATTTTAAGTAGAGTTGTTGTCTGTGAAAATAACACAGACCATAGTCCTACTAGAGGCGAATACCTTCTAACAGATGCCGAAGCTGAAACATTAAATGCTGACGCTAGAGTACTTTTTATAAATTTAACTCCTGCAAGATATCCAGAAATATTTAATGCAACTGACGATGATTTACGTATGGACATACAAAATGAGTCATATGATCGTTACACCAATACAGTTAAGAATTGGCACTATTGGAGCGGATCGATAGGTGGAGCATTTTCAGAAGACGAAGCAGCAGACGTAGGCCGTGTAAGTAGCCAATTAATTAGAATGGAACAAAAACGAAATCCTTGGGTATCTGGTAGTCTAAGTGATACATTAAAAATTACTCGAATTCCTCGTCCTAAGGGTGCAGGCGAAGGTGTAGATATTATATGCATGGACAACGGTACTTGGATTGGACATGTTGAATTTATTAATCCTAACAGAGTAAATTTTGATGCAGGAGCAACAAAAAGTCCAGTTGATTATATCGGCGGAAATGCTTTACCAGGAAATGGGTATTGTGATGTACTAGATGTAATGTTAGACGGCCCTTATTACATTGATCCTGATTGGTTCAATGCAGATCCAGTCTCAAGACTAGAAACACGATGGGATGGTACAACTGTACCTGTTACAACTGTAGCACACGACTGGTGGAGAGATAGTACACAGCGTAGTGCAGAGTTTGCAGCTTTTGGTAACATACTTGCAAACACTAATTATACTAGAGAAGGTGCTCACGGGGATAACACAGCATATCCTTCAAGTGCATCTGCAAATCACGGAACTCAATGTGCTAGTTTAATATACGGCCGCACACACGGTTGGGCATACAATGCAAACAAATGGTCTATGAATCTTTACAGCACTAATAATATTGGTAGCTTTGAAATTGGGTTCGATATGTGTAAAATATTCCACCAATACAAACCTGTTAATCCTTTATACGGAACAAAAAATCCTACTATGGGAAATAACAGTTGGGGATTTAGAGCAAATAAAAGTTCAACTAATTATTATTTTCAAAGTGCAACAGGAACATCATATAGTGGATCTAGCAACGAACCAGAGTTTATTAGATGGATGGGCGTAGATGGCGATGGCGGACGCTGGAAGTCAGAAATGTATGACAACTCAATGACACAAGCTGGTAAAGAATTAATGGAAAGCGGATTTATATTCATTGCAGCCGCAGGTAATAGTGGCCAGACACAAACTAATCCAGACGATCCTAACTATGATAACCATATTAGTAATGGTTCAAGTGACGGTGTTTATAGTAGTGCCGGTGGCCAAACATTTAGTAGTTTTGGATACAGTGTAACAGGTACAACTAATAGAAGAGGTTTTCCGCAATCCATAGGCAAAACAGAAAGCCAAACATTAGCAGGGAATAATACAGTTAAGTTTCCTGCTATTAACATTGGCGCACTAGATGACCAATTTTCATCAAGCAAAGAACGTAAAGTTAATTATAGTGATATGGGTAATGCAATTGATATGTATGCTCCAGCTGACGGCACACTAGCTGCAACTATAGGCACATACGGAACCGATGTTGCACGTTACGATGATAGTTACACAGGCTTGTCTACATCAAGTGATTGTAGAGACACACGCTTTAGTGGAACATCAGCAGCTTGTCCAGTAGCATGTGGATTCTTAGCAACAGTAGTACAATACAACAGAGGATGGACTGGCGAAGATATTAAAAATTGGCTACAGACTAATGTTGAAGAACAAACTACAGCTGACTTTTATGACAATACTAGAGGTACTACAGCAGAAGGCTCAGAATGGTCTGACAGAAATAGACTACAAGGTAGTGTACGTAGAGTAGGATACTTAGCAGACTATCCTGTTACTACTCCTGCTCCGGGTAAGAATACAGTATCAGTTAAAGGTGCATTAAATCTTTTAGGCGGTATTAGTATAAGGTTTAAGAAATGACATGGCAAGATTCGCACAAGGTAAATTTACTTTAAAAAATCCAGACAAGTATGCAGGTAACAAAACACCAACATATAGATCAAGTTGGGAATTTGCATTTATGCGATTCTGTGATGAACATGCAAGTGTAACACAGTGGGCAAGTGAAGCAATACGTATACCTTACAGAAATCCATTAAGTGGCAAATATACAATATATGTACCAGATTTTTTTATTGCATATGCAGATAAGTCAGGTAAACAAAAAGTAGAACTAATAGAAGTAAAGCCAGCTAATCAATCAATTAAAGAAAAACTTGGTAAGAGCAAGTCTAATCAATTACACTATGTTGTTAACCAAGCTAAATGGTTGGCCGCAAGGGCATGGTGTAAACAAAAAGGTATTACGTTTAGAATTGTTAACGAAGGTGATATTTTTCACACTGGTAAACGCAGATAAGTTTACATCTGATTTAATGTATGTAAACTTCCATAATCTGTTGCATTAAAGTTTGCACTAATAGTAAAACGTTCATCAGCACACGGCAATGATGTATGTCTAAGATTACTAGGAAACATTACTACACCATTAGGCTCAGGTCCAACTGTATAGTCATCATAAAAGAAACCTTTGTCGCTATATTCAGCAGCTTGTAGTTGCGGCGGTGTTGGATTATAAAACCTAGTACCAGACTCTCCTTTTATATACACAACACAACTAAACAAACTATTGCTATGATAATGTGGATGAATAGTATTAAAGCTAGACATTCTGTTTAACCACATATTAGATATTTTTAGTGTAGTTACGCACCCAATGTTTTTACCATACGTATTTGCAATAGTTTCTAGCTGTTGTGCTAATGGTAACCAACGGTTGGTTGTATGCAAGTCGCCTACAGTTTGTCCAAAATAGTCGTTATCAAATGTTTCTAAAGGTGCTATATCACTCCAGTTTCCGGTTATTTTATCAAACCCAAGAGGTATAGGAAATGCAGATTGAATATTCATACAAGTACTTATTGTTTTAGATAAATAATAGTAGCATATAATGGATCCAATTAATGACAAAAAAACTTGAAGAACTTTTAAATTTGCCCGACTCTAAAGAAATTTTAGAAGACGCTAAGGCAGATGAAAGAAAAAAGAAAAAAGAATCAGCTGTTATTGAGCAGGAAGATAGTTTTCGTGACATAGCGGAGTTTGATAAAATTGCTAGTGCATTGCCGGCTGTAAAAGGGCTTGGCGAAATGGCAGATAAAGAGCTAAATGAAGTTGCACAAAAAGCAATGGATGCATATGACGATTTAATGGATTTAGGAATGAATGTTGAAAGTCGTTACAGTGGCCGTGTGTTTGAAGTAGCTGGCAGTATGCTTAAAACTAGTTTAGATGCTAAGGTAGCAAAGCTAGATAAAAAACTAAAAATGATTGACTTACAACTTAAAAAAGAAAAAATAGACAAGGAAGGTAGCACCGGAGATCAAGGTATGATTGAAGGACAAGGCTATGTTGTTACAGATAGAAACAGTCTATTAGAGCAGCTTAAACGGCTAGATAAAGATAAATAGTTACATAGCGGGATTGATAATATGAAAAACTTTAAAGATATTTTAACAGAATCAAAAAAAACATACAAGTTTATTGTGCGAGTAGCCGATGAACTACCTGAGGGTTGTATGGAAAAAATGAAGGATGCACTTGGCAAATTTGACCTTGTAAACCTTAGTAATGCAAAGCGTACACCAATACAAGAAAGACCATTAGACTTCCCCAAACTTCAAAATACAGAAGTACATACATTCGAAGCAGAAGTAAACTACCCAACTACACCACAAGTACTACATAACTATCTAGTTGGTACATGTGATATTAGAGCAGGGCATATGATTGTTAGAGCCGAAGGTGAACCTTTAGAGCAAATACAAGAGCCTGAAGACGAGAAACCATACGAATCTATATTAAACACAGAAGATATGGGCGGCGAAAGCGCACAAGAAGCTGTTGGAGAAAATAGAGTAATGGGCTTATTAAAAGAATTAGAAGTTGCTCGTAAAGAACGCGACTTTGCAGCAGTGGAGACAAAATAATGGATATGAAAAAGATCTTAGAAAACATGGATTCAGCAGCGGCAGGCAAAAGACCAGGTGCCGGAGCAGACGCTGGAAGCATGAAAGCAATATTAGAATCACTCAATAAAGTAAAAGAACCAACAATGGAAGAGTGTGGTGATAACATGATGGCATCACAAGAAATGCCAATGTCGTCAGAAGGCGGACAACCTGTAACAGTAAGTGTTACAGCATCAGGTAAAGATAATGTTGCAGATTTGATTTCATTAATGCAACAAGCAGCAGGCATTGATGCTCCACAAGCATCAATGGCAATGTCACACGATCATGAACCAGAAATGGAACTACCAGCAAAAGGACAAGAAATGGATATGGCAACTATGCGTTCTATTATGTCAGCTGGCGACGACCGTGAAGAAGCAGAGGCTGCAGACGAAGTTGAAGAATGGTCAAATTCACCAGAAGGTTCAGAGGGCGAAGAACAATATATAGATCACGAATACATGACTAGAGACCTAAGCGGCGGACTTAATAGAGAAAAGCCAAAGGGTGCAGAGCGTGTTAAAGATCCAGCTGTTGAATCAATTAAAGAACAGCTTTGGGCAGCACTAACTGAGAAGAAAACTATCGAGGGCAGAGGACGTGGCAAGAAGAAACTAAAAGCGTCACGTGGTAACGAAGATATTAAAGCAACAGAGGGCTCTAGAGGTAAAAAGAGTCGTGGCAAGAAGTCAAGAGGTTAATTGGGAAGAATATTTCCAACACATTAAACCAGTTTGTCCTTGGAGCGGTGCAGCTCATAAAAAAGGCGAAATAAAAATTATACAATGGTCTGGAGAGATTGAGCCGCTAGGCAACAACCAGGCCATTGTTTATATTTGTCCCAAACTTAATCGTAGAAGATTAAAAAAATTACACAAAAAAATTGATAACGGCACATATGAATGGCTATGGAGTGAACCTACAAATGGTCCAAACGCCTCGCCAGTACCAGTACTAATACAGCAAGACAAACGTAAGTTATTTGACCTTAGATTCGATACT